GAGAACAAGAGGAAAACTGTAAATGAAAAAATGTAAGGACCACAAAGGCAACGAGTTCGCATCTGTTGCGGCTATGTGTGACTATTGGCATATATCGCCCTTTGTGTACTATAAAAGAAAAAATAAGCTAAAGTGGAGTATAGAAAAAGCATTAACCACTCCACAGAATGAGCAACCAAACCGGAGCAACAATGTTACGGAATTATTACAACGTCATGGAATTATACGGCGTGTAAAAACATTCAATAAACTGCTGAAAGATGGTTACACCATCGAACAAGCCATCGCTGAAATTAAACAGCAGATAGCAGAAGAAATAAAAGAACGAGCAAAGATGCTCTAATTTGTTATAAGAGGTCATAATAATGGAAAAAATAAAACTATTACCACACCAGGAACGAGCAATACAGCACACTTCACACATGAAACGTGTTGCATATTACCATGATATGGGTTTAGGCAAGACTTTCACCGGATCTGAAAAATTAATCAGTCTTGGATATAACAAAAATCTTATTATCTGCCAAAAGTCTAAAATCATAGATTGGAAGAATCACATCAAAAAATATTATGATGTGGCTGTTTTTGATTTAACTGAAAATAAAAAATTTGTATCTGAATTTATAAATTGTGCTAATCGAGCAGTTGCCATCATAAATTACGATTTAGTTTTTCGTAGGGAACAACTTTTAAATATTGAAAATTTAGCCTTATTACTCGATGAATCTAGCTTGATACAAAACGAAAAAGCCAAAAGAACAAAGTTCATTCTATCACTGAAATCTGTTGCGGTTGTCCTGTTGTCGGGAACTCCGGTCGGCGGTAAATATGAAAATCTGTACAGTCAGCTAAAACTGTTAAATGTCAAAATGACAAAATCAGCGTATTGGAACAAATTTATACGCTGGCATCTTGAATCATACGGAACCGGAGTACCATTCCGCAGAGTTGACGGTTACAAAAATGTTGATGAACTTGTTGAACTTTTAGAGAACCACGGAGCCGATTTTCTAAAAACTTCTGATGTTATTGAACTGCCTGAACAGAATTTTATAACTGTTGAACACCCTACATCTAAAGACTATCGGCAATTTATGAAAACCGGAATTTATACCGGAAAACTAGCGGATGTAGAAGTTGAATTTATAGGTGATAACCCACTTAAAAAATTACTGTATGCTAGACAGTTATGCAGTTATGGCAATTCTGAGCGTTTGGAACGATTAAAAGACTTAATTGAATCATGTGATAAAAGATTAGTAATTTTCTATAACTTCACCGCTGAATTAACTGCCATGAAAAAAGCTATCGGTAATATCCGGCCTTTTTCAGAAGTTAATGGTACAAACAAAAATTTATCACATTACGAAAAGTGGGATAATTCCATAACATTTGTTCAATATCAATCTGGGGCGATGGGTTTGAACTTGCAGAAAGCAGATACAATAATTTATTTCAGTCTGCCATTATCATCGGAACTTTTTGAGCAGTCAAAAAAGAGAATACATAGGATAAATCAAAAAAACAAATGCGCATATTACATTTTTATGTGCGAAAATTCAGTAGAGCAGAAAATTTATAATACTCTCCAGGAACGCAAAGATTATACTGACAAACTTTTTGAAAAGGATTTTTTATAATGTTAGAAAAAGTTTTTGAAAATAAAATAAAAAAATTACTCAAAGAAAAACAAGCGTACTATGTAAAGTTTTTTGGCTGCGGAATTACCACCGCTGGCACTCCTGACATACTAGCGTGTGTAAATGGGTTTTTCATCGGTATTGAGTGTAAAACCGATAACGGTAGGCTGTCAGAAATGCAAAGACTGAAATTAAAGACAATTCAGAATAGCGGCGGCATTGGAATTGTAGCGGCTCCGTGTGCATGGTATGATGTGGTTAAACTCATAAATTGTGTGAGTTATGGAGAATTAGACAACGCTAGAATAATAGCCGATACGATAAATTCAAAATGGAAATTATAGAGGTCAATCATGGAAAAAAAGAAAATAGATAAAATGAAAGTGGCGATATATTCAATACATTCTGATTATAAGAAACTTTCTACAGATTTTGAAAAATTAAAAAATATTGTTACAGAGTGCCTACAGAATGACACTTTTGACCGTCACGGCCTTGAAATTTTTGATACTGTTATGGATATTGATTACCATTTAGACCGTATTTATGTACCATTGAACGATACTTATAATGATATTTTTGTGCGGAGTAAAAAATGAAAAAATTATATGACTGCTTTCTATTTGTGAGTGCTGTAGTTATATGTGTATCTGCCTTATGGCTGATTATGATAGAAATTACTGATACACCAGATGTCTATATGTCATACGAAACTAAAGTTTGCAGAAAAGTGATAATATACGACGGTCCGAATGAAATTCGTGGTTCATGCAAAAAACTGCCTAAAAAATATAATATCGTTTGGGTAAAATAATTTTTTTGTAGAACTGAAAATAAAAAAATCTCTCCGAGGTCACAGAGAGATTTTTATTTTACCAACCAATTCAAGGAAATTTTAAAACATGACAAAAATCAAGTAGACTATCTGCATATAATAAATCTAAATATACATAAGTTCAATATTATTATTCAAATTTTGTGACACGGTTAAAAAAGACACCATCTGTTAATAGTGTCTTTGGGTTATGTATGTATGCTGAAACTGTTTATTTTTTCACTTCTGACAAATTAGAATTTTTCTGATTTATGGCTTTTAGGCCGTTTCGTAATACCGATGGAATAATTGAACCATATCCCAAGTTTTCAATATTTTCCAAGATACTACCACTCTCATTTATGAGATATGCAATAATTACCGCCTGGCGAATGTAGTTAATACCTGTACTCTGGTCAATGCCGTTAGCAATTACTACCATCAGAAAAATAATAATTTTTTTGATTATTCCCTTGCCACCTACGGAACTCGACCAATTACCTGATTTTATTGCATACCATGAACCACTTAAATAATCTATAACGACAAATACAAATAACCATATCAATGGAATATCTACACCACCAAGCAAAAACAGAACTGTACTAATTATTGATGCACAGCAGACAGAAAACCAAGAAGGGAAAAAATCACAAATTAGCGTCATTTATAATCTCCAACAATTCAGTAATTCGGGATTTTAGGATTTTATTTTCGATAAGATATGCGATATTTTTTTGGTATTCAGATTTTTTTATTTCACTGTTGGAGTGCTTTAAATCATCGTTTAAATTTTCAATTAATGAATTTAGTTCGTTATCTTGATAATCTTTCACCTTTCGCCCTTCAAAAATTTTTCTTTCGGTACTTCTTCTGCTTTGGAGTCCTGGCAATTTTTTACCATTGGCAAATACCCATTTATCAAATTCTTTTGCAGCATAAAAAAATTTTTTCTGTAACAATAATTTTTTCAGTGTGGATTTATTAAAATTGCCAATTCCAACATTAAATACAAAACTCACTAGTGCATCAAATTCACACTGTAACAGTGGTACATCTAAATTATTTACAGCTTGCTCAAATTTTTTTAAATCTTTTCTTAAAATTTGATCTGCCATGAGTTCGGATATTTCAGAATCAGCACAAACATTTTCTGTATGACCGTATCCGATGGTATAAACTCCGGCGGGGCATTTATACGCTTTTAACCGCAGACCTTCAAATTTTTTGATTACTGCAATCATACTTTCGGATGTTTCTAAATTATCACACATTTTAAAGTACCACCAATAAGGCAAAAAATAATATGATTATTAACAATTCTCTCATAACTTGCACCATTCCAACAACGCATTATATTTAAGACTTAATTTGTCACATTCGTTTGTAATATCCAAACTTTTTTCAATCTTTCGCTGTAGTTCGGAGTTTGTATAACATTTAAGTTTGGATTGATTTGCGGTCTTTGGGGGCATGGTTGCACTGTGGGAATTGGAGTTGTTGTGGCACAGCTTGTCAATGTCAATAGTGACAGCATCACGCAGATTATCCATGTCAATCTTGTCTTGTTCATGCTGTTTCTCCAATGTATCAATATACTTCAAATATTCTGAAACAATTTTATTCTGTTTATCAGTCAAATTTCTTTCTGTTTCAATAATTTTCTGATAGTTTTTTTCGCTCTCCAAGCGCAGAACTTCATCATATTTTTTTGTAGCTGTTTCATATCCGTTTCGGTAATAGTGAACTCCAACAAAAAAATATGACGCTATAAAAATTATTCCTGTTGCACCGATACACGCAAATTTGAATTTATCAAACATTTTTTATTTTTCTGCTGTTTCAGATTTTTTATTTTGGAGCATTTCCCAATCATCAGATTGCATCATGGCACAAAAGAACCTATATTTTTCGCTTGTTTCTTCAAAATCTAGTTCTTCTGTTCCCTGGTAAAAATATTTTTTTGACAATTCAAAATCTTTTTTTATTACGCAGATTTTCCATGCAAAAAAATTTTTATTAACAAAAAAATATTCTCCATCGGGCAATTCTGCTACTTTGGAATATAAATCAAAAATTCTCATAAATTATTTTCTCCACATAGAAAACAGCAGATACAGTTCTATGGCAATTATAGCACTGCCAATAATGTCAATATATGTATTAATGTCACAAATATTTATCATTTGCCTTTGTTTCGACAGTAATTACAAGTTGCCAAATATCGCTTATATGCGGACTTTCCGCCTTGCATACAACCGATTTTATACATTAAAATTTGGAAAAATAGCGCAATACACGTTAGAGCAATAGCATCACACATTTATTCGCCTTCCTTGAAATACACCCAACTGTGCAATTTACCATTTATGTTTTCAAATTCAATTCTATAAATCTCACGATTTACAAATTTATCAACGGTTTTATTCCATTGTTCTCTAGTTGTTTTACTTTTTTCGAGTTCGCACAAAACCATCATGTCGTCTTGCCAATTTACCTCAATAAAAGTTAATCTTTCCGGCTGTTGACAAAACCATTCTTGACAGTTATCTAGCGTTATCATTTGGTATTATTCCCTTTCTCTAATTCTTCAATTAAACTTTCTAATTCATTAATTCTCACTCTAGCATCATGTCTTTGTGATTTAACTTCCTTGTAGTCACTTTCAGTTATTTCACCCTCAGCAAACTTAATAGCCTTGTAATCGGTATCAAATAGATATTTTTTCAGTTCTACGATTTCAGATTGATACTGTTCGATTAGTTTTTCATCTTCTGTTTTCTGCGGTATCTGTTTAATCTGAAATTGTCTAGTTCCATCTTCTAATGGTTCAATTTCCTCAATATAACAATTATTCTCATTACACCATTTAGCTTTGTTTGTGTAGTCTTTATCATCAACAAAGATTAAACCAATTTTGTATTTCATATTTGCTCCTTATTTCCAATGACCAATAGCGATGTATCGAGCTGTACCAGTAAGTACCTCACTGATTGCAGTAGTTCGACATAAATAAATAACTGGTGTCGATGTATTGCTTCCATTATTAGATTCTATAATTACAGCAAAACTATCAATGTGACCGGAAATGGAAACAGCCGGATTTTCTACAAAGCTTTTAGCGTATGACTCACTTATAGCATCCGATTCAAACATCGAACCCCATACGTTTTTACAAGCGGTTTGCCAATTAATACTCCCCCAACAAATTTGAATCCCATTTGAGTATCTTATATATCCATCACCTTGTTCTTCTATTGTATCCACTATATGGCTATCGTATGTCATATTACCATTAGCGTCAGTATCTATAGTTTTTCCATCTAAATTTATCGAACCGACAACCGGAGCATTAGAAAAAGTCTTAATACCGCCAACCGTCTGATTACTTGCTAAATCGACACACTGAATATTTACCGTTTTATCACTGCTTGAATTAGCTGTAAATGTGTCAACTGTTGTACCATTCTGCTGAATAGTGAGCGTGCCATTATTCACATCAGGAACTTCAATGTTAATTGTTTCATTGGTTGCCTGATTTGCGCTGAACGTGCCAACAGCAGTGCCGTTTTTCTGAATTGTGAGAGTTCCATCACCCGGACCGCTTGCACCTAATAAATTATCTAATTCTTGCCAATTATGATATAAATCAGCGTACCAATCTCGGCTAAACTTTTCAGGAACTATAATTCCATTCGGTAAAGTTGTACTCGCCATTTTTCAATCTCCTACAAATTATTAATAACTCTTTCCGTATGGTGAAGTGCCATAACTTGACACGCCATAGCCTTCACGCATTGGTAAATCATCCGTAAATATGCTACTGTCATACATTGTCAATTCAACTGTGCAGTTCTTTTCAGTAGGTTTGATTTTCTCTACCCAACATGGCACGATAACAGCCGATACAATTCGTGGCAGTTCAATTTCAGTGCCGTACCACGTTACAGGCAAAGTGCCTCTGAATGATTTTGCATCTATCCAATCATTGTATCTTATTGACAATAGATGTGGTTGCCCTTCCTCATCAGTTATGAAAAATGCTGTCGGTCTATGGTCAACGTCACCGTATTGTTCTGCGGTAAGCGGTGGATTAATTTCAATTACTCCGTTGTCGTAATTTGTGACTCTGCCGGAATAGGCATCACCCGCCCAATTTGAACTAGTTACAATATACTCGTTGCCATAATTTGGCTTGTGGCGCATTTCTGCTGTCAGCATTCCGCAAGTAGGTTCATCCACAACCAAACCTACAAAGTCCTTATAATTACAGTTTAAACTGTCAAATTCAGTAGTTAAAGTGAATTTAACTCTATTCCTTAATATGGAGCGTAATCTTCTAGCACCCATAGCAACTGCTTGTGCTTTTTCTGTCACTCCGAACAACTGCAATTTTTCTTGATATATCGAAGTCGGATAATCAGTAACCTCAATGGTGCTGTACTGACTAGCTGACATATGAATATACACAGTAGCAGTCTTGTAGGTTTCAACGTCAGTATATTGAACTTCAATTTCTTCTGCATCATCCCGCCGTGGAAGTGCTACATCAATCTTCAAATTTGAATAATTTTGTGGCGAAAAAATGAAACTGTAATCAGTCGGACCGGATAAATGTGCAGCATCCCAACTGCCACCTTGTTCATAGTCTATATTAGGATGCTCACCAATCTGCACAATTTGCAATCCGTCTGCACGTGTAGATAATTCAGAATAGCCAATATGCAGAATGTCAGACAGAACATTCAACAAAGTATTATCGCTGTCTAAAGTGCCGTTAAGGTCTAAACCTCGAACATTCCAGATTGCATCCATATCAACAATATTATCAATATGCAGTAGACTTGCAAATTTGCTATGGTCACAAATATACTTCACCGCCGGAGCAAGTGCGCTGGTAGGCTCCAAGGTATTAGTTTCAATGTTTGGTAACATTCTAGTAAACAATGTACTGATTTGATTATCGCTCATTTCAGAAAGTGTTTCACTTCCTTTGAACCGCATTAATAAAACGGTAATATCATCATAAGACTGCGGATTTGCGATAACTGATTTCAGTCCGGTCCATTTCACCACATCGCTATAATGCGTTGTATCATCTGTATGTTCGTCAGTTAATCTATAGCAACGGAAATACCAATCACCAGGGGATAAATTAAAGACTTCTGTTACTCCAACAGCGTCAATTCCGGTCTGTTCGTATTTAGGAGGGTCATACGATACAATGCGCTTATGGCCATAACTAGACATTGTAACATCTCTATGTTGCCATGACAGTTCACCTGCTTTTTTATATTCAATTCTGACTGTTACTGAAAATCTTTCTATTCCGCCGTTGTCGTTTCGAT